GCATTGCTGCCCGCCATCGACACCTCGCCGAAGTAGCCCCTCGCCGTACCGTCTGTGTCCAACTCGACGCGGCAGATCATCCAGCGGTCGGCCGTGAGAGTTGCGCCCGCGCGAATGCCCAGCGCACCAAGGGTGGTCGGGTTGCTATTGAGGCCCGCCACCTTCCAACCGGCCCGCGCGCGCGCGCTGGTCGAAGCCGAGGAGTTGGCGCCCGCCATGAAGCGGAAATCGTCGGTTGTGGCTTGCGAGTCGTAATAGAAGCCCACGACCTCGCCGGCCGCGTTGGCCGTCAGGGTTGTGCCCGACAGCGTGTAGGGGTTGACCGTCTCCGTTAACGAAACGGTCTCCTGGAAACCGCAGAAGAAGCGGAAGTCGGTAGCGGAACTGTTCTTGAACCGCACCTCGACTACCACCGTACCGTTGCCGGCGGGCGTTAATGGCGACGTGATAATTACGAGGCCATCGGCAGCGCCGCCAGCGCCGGTAGCGCTCAAGACGCCGCCTGACTCGTCTACCGTACTGAAGACATCCGTATCGCCCGAGATGGCGATGAGGCTGAGGTCGTTGTAGCGCAGAGCGGTTGCGTCGGAGATGGTCGTGGTTGCTAGGAGGCCCATGAAGTCTTCAAAGACCTGGACCTTACCGAAAACTGACTGAATCTCGGGCATTTCTCTACCCAGAGTCCTTTCTTATCTAACTAGCTGGCCGGAGCCACGGCGTCGCTGAGATGCTGGTACGCGAAGACCTGCGTACCACGCGACGTGTTCTCGGCGAAGCTGTACTCATCGACCATCGACACGACATCGGCACCGCCGCCGAAATAGATGTCGCGGTCTCTTTCCGTCTTGAGCGTCATGGCCATGATGGCGAAGACGCCTTCCTTGAGATGGGTTGCTCCGCGGGCGTTGTTCGAGACGATGCCGATGTTGCCGTCCTCGAACACGTTGGAGCCCGCTACCGTGCCCCGCCAACCGCGCCGGTAGACTTCCTCGGTCATGCCCTGCACCTGGTAGGTGCCGACCGGCGCCAGTATCTCCAGTTGTAGGTCGTAAATCTGGAAGCCGTGCAGCGTCGTGCTGGCGGCAGTCATGCCGGGCTCGGTGACGTTGGACATGGCGTTGGAGACCGCAGCGGCGATATGGCCATGACTGAGCGGATTGCCGGAACCAGGGCTCGCGGTGGTCGAGAAGGTGGAGAACAAGGAGAGGTAATCCTCGTCCTTCTTGCGCTCCATCGCGCGGCCGGCCGCCTTGCCGAACTCTTGCGTGACGACCTTTGCCGCCTTGCGGTAGGTGCGGTCGGTGACCTTGATGATCACCTGCGACATCACTGGCTCGGAACTGAGCAACGTGCCGGCAAACTGCTGGTAGTTGCGGTTGTCCTGCGACTCGCCGATGTCCTGAGCCTCGATCTGGGCGATCTGGAACTGCGTCCAGGCAAGGCCGGTGCCTTCTTGTTGACGCTTGACCGTGCAGGTGCGTTCCCAGGAGCCTGCGTACTCGGCGACGGTACGTGCCTCGATCACCATCTCTGGCAGGGCATCACCGAGGGTACTTGATAGGGTTTCCCCTGCTGGCATTGTTTAATCCTTCCGTCAACTGCCCAGGCGCTTGCGCGCCTCGGTTATGGGCAGGGTTAAAGCTTCTTCGAGTGTGAGCGGCCCCCTTCTTGCGGCGGCCAGCCCGTTTTCTGCGGCTGGCGCCTTGGAGCCGGGGATGATGCCCTTCTCCTGGAAGAAAGCCTTGGCCTCGGTCGCGCCCTTGGAGTAGGACGCCTTCTCGCGCTTCACCGCGTCCGCCTCGGAGATATAACCCTTGCGGACGGTGGCGGTGTAGTCCTTGATTAGGTCGCCATAGCTCTTGTCCTCGCCCCTGCGGCCGAGAAAAGGACGGCGTTCTACTTCGGGAATAGACTGCGCGAGGGCAGCGTGCAGGGTGTCGAGCCAGCCAGTCGTGTGAGCCTGAGCCGACTGCGAGTGCATCTGGTTGACCAGCGTGCGGATGCGCGCCGATGTTTCCTCGGGCAACTCCTTGGTCAGCCGGTCGATCTCATCAATGGCGTTGCGGTAGCCCACTGCCGCCGTGCGGCGTAGACCTTCCTGCTGCTGGGCCTTGAACTGGGCTTCTGCCTGCTCGCGGCCCCTGGCCTCTGCTTCTTCCGGGGTAAGAGCCTTGGGTTCGGCGCCATCCTGTGCTCCCTCACCGCCCGCGGTTGGGTCAACGCCCTTCTCCTTGAGGAAGCCGCCCAGGAGGGCGTCTACGTCGGGAGAATCGTCAGCCTGTTCTGTAGCAGGAGGGGCCTCGGTAGACGTGTCTACCTGTAGCTCTGGCTCTTGAGTTAAGGGAGATTCGACTTCAGGAAGGGTCTCTGTCGTCAATGTGCCCTTGAGCGCCGGTTTTTAGGCCACTCACGGCGGGCACACTTAATTGCTGAGAGTCTATGCGCTAGGGGACAATGTTGACAAGTTTTGCGTTCGCCGTCATGGCGGCAGCAATCGCGTCAATGTCGTCGCAGCCAGACTCCGGCCAAATTTCCTCTTCAGATCGTTGTGCCCAGAGTGCCTGCCACGCTTCCACTGAAGGCTCGGGCACGATCGCCTCGACGCGTCTACCGGAGCTGCTGACCGACCAGATGCGGTAAGTAGTCATGCCGCTACCTTAGCAAACTTAATAGCGGCCGCGAGCGCCACGGGGTCTTCCGGCAGAGCAGGTTGCGACAGGTCCGGCGGTGGTCTACGCAGCGAGTTGACCCGGCTGACGATGTTGCGATAGGTGCCTTCCGCCCGCTGCCGAACGTTAGGATCAACGATGCTCTCGACCTTGCCCAGCGCCGTCTCCATCTGTGCCGCGGGTGCGTTGCCGGTGCGCATCAGGGCCAGGTCGAGCTGGGCCAGCGAAGTCGCCACGTCGGGCGCAGTCCTGAGCAGATAGCTGAACTCCTGGGGCGTGACGTTGGGCAGCGTTCCCTGCCTGGGCGGGGTAGCGCCAACTCCACCCGCAGTGTTAACGGCGCCCGCCCCACCCGCGCCTAATATAGGATCGATGCGCAACTGGTTGCCAGTGTCGCTGAGCAATTCGGCGCCGGCCTCGGACATCTGACCGTAAGGCGTGCCTGAGCGTTGCCCTACTATTAAAGAGGGCTCGGGCACGAGCATGGACTTGCGCCCGCCCGCGCCATCCGGCCCTTCGTTGACTACCGGCTGTCCGTAACCGAGGTCGCCGCCCTGAGCAAAGCCCGTGTATTTGTTGGGGTAGTAATAACTTTCAGTGCCGGTAGGCGATACAAAGCCCGAGACGATACCGGGCGTTCCCGGATATAGGGGGTCTACTTGCGGCGCGGGCGCGTTGAACCCGCGCGCCGCGCTGTAGAGCTGGTCAAGCCGCGTCTCCTCGGGGATGCGCTGCTCGCGGTAGGGCAGTTGTGCCAGCCACTGCAACTGGTCGAGCGCCAACTCGCCGGGGATGCGCGCCTGCTGGAAGGGCAAGCCCGCCTGCCAGGCGTACTGCTGCTGCTCGAGAGAGCGCTGCACCGCCGCAGGGTCGAAGTTGCGGTAGTAGGCGCCCGCCGGCGCTGGCCCAGCGGGAGCGTCGTTAGGGCCGAGCTGCAATGCTTCTAGTTGTGGTAGGCCGCCAGCAGCGCGGCGATAAGCATAGAGCCGTTGGGCATAGTCCTGCTCATAAGGCGATACGCCCTGTTGTCCCGGCGCGTAGCCCGTGTAGGATGGTGGCCCCGGCAGAACCGGTGGCGGTGGTGGGTTGGATGGGCCAGGCCCTGGGGTCGGTGCGTTGGGGTCAGGCGGATAAGAGGGCGGTGCTCCCGGGGAACCGGGTGGTGGATAAGGCGCACCTGTCGGCTCTGGGATATCGCCTGAGGGCGGTGGATTATCCGTAGGTGGCTTAGGGTCTTGCGGTGGCATGTAATCGCCCGCCGCTATGTCGCCGCCCTCTTGGAATCCGGCCACGGTATCCTCGTTGCCATAATCCGGTATCGTCTCGTCGAGCGCCGTGCCCGTTACCGCCGCCGCTCCGTAGGGCGACGCGAGCTGGCCGGGGTCGTACTGGCCCTGACCGGCGGCGATGGCCAGCGCAGTCGCCATGTTCACCGCCGGGTCGTTGGATGGTGCGATGCCGTGAGCGGCGAGTATCTGACCCGCGTCGAGGCCGATGCCGCCGGCCGCACCGCCGCGTATCTCCGCGCCCGCCGTGCCGAAAGAGGCCGTGGCAGGTTGGCCGTAGTAGGACGTGGCGAAGGAGGGCGCGCCTCCAGCGTAGGGGTCGAGCGAGTTGTAGCCGGGCGCTTCCAGGATGCCCGCATCACGCACGTTACGCGGCACAGGGGCGAACTCGCGCGCGGCGCGGTTGTAGGCGCTAACGCCCTGGCGCGCGGTGTTGGTCAGCGACTGGTAGCCAGCACGGCCGGGACCGCCGGGGATGTTCAGCGGGTACTGAGACAGACCTGAGACAAGCCGGTAATCGGCCAGCGTGTCGCGCACGGACGTAGGCAGGGTGCGGTAGTTGCCCACGTCGAGGAGCCTGCCCGGCTGGTAGCCCTGGGCCTGGGCCTGCTGCAAGGCGAAAGGGTCGGGGAAGAAGGAGCCCATCATGTTGGGGTTGGACGGGGCAGCCGCATTAAGCCCCGGCGGGAGCGGACCCGCGGCTGTGCCCCGAGGCTGAGTGGCGGCCACCGCACTGGCCTGAGTTATCTCTGCACGCGATGCGCCGTAAGTGTCGCGCTGATAGAGCGGGTCGCCGGCGGCAGACGAAGCTAGGCGATTGTATTGGACGCCGGTCTGCGGGTTGACCAGCGAACCGTTAGGCAGCTCGACGAAGCCCTCGCGCAGCAGGTCGCGGGCGAAGGCGTAGCCGCCTTGCCTACCCGCCGCTACGCGCTGGTTGTAGGTCTCCTGCGCGAAGTCGCGGCTAGGCGTCGGAGCGCGTGATGGCGTTGGAGAAGGTGTCGTTGTACGGCCACCGCTGGCCTGGGGCGCAGTCACCGTTGGCGTTGCAGGCGGTCTCGCAGTCCCGCCGGCTTGACTGATCAGCCAGTCCAGGTAATCAGGATCGCCGGGACGAGGCGGCATCTACTGCGCGTCCTTTTCCCAAAACCCATTGCGTAAAGTCCAACCATCGACACTTAAGGGCTTACGCGTTAGCTTACCGCGCAGCCAGCCTGCTAAGGCGAGACCGAAAATGAGGGCAAACCAGGCGAGTACCAAATAAACAGCCAGTGGGTCAGCAGTATCCGAAACGCAATGAATGATGCCATTGGCTCCAGCAACAGGGTGCAAACCCGAAGGGCATTCGTCCATTTAACGTGCCTGCGCTATCGGTGGCGAGCCAATCAGCCGCCACGCCTCCAAAGATACTACGTTTGGCAAGTAGCCGCTGCGCCACAAAACCGCGTCTACTTCCCAGTGATCGCGGCGCCAGTCCTGCCGGTCAACATCCCCAGGCAGGTTAAAGTAGCGGTTAGCGGCAGCATCGCGTTCGCCACGGGGCACGTTGCCCTTCTGCTCGAAGCCGAGATAGAAGTCCACCACCGGCTTGACGCCGGGCGAGATCATCTCTAAATATTGCTGCGCTTCCGGTGTCTTTAGCTCCGTAACTCTGCCGATGTAGAAAAGGTTAGCGTTCTCCAGAGCGTTATTGACCAGCCAGGCGTTGCGTGCATCGTAGCGGTTCGGGTTGCCTTCCGGCCCCAGCGGTATCGAGTTGTACTGGCTGACCAACGGCCGCGCCGCCTCATTCATCTGCTGCAAAGGCGAGGCGTTGGCATTGGTACGCTGCTCCGTGTTCCAGTGTAGACGTTCGGCCCACTCCTGGCCGTAGCGCTGAGCAACATCGGCCAACATCGCCTGCTGTAATTGAGCGCGCCCTTCCCAATCGACGCTCCCGTCTGGGCGCTGAGTGCGGTCGTAAATACCGTTGTAAGCACTGATCAAGTTCTGGATTTGCGAGCGCTCACGGCTGCTCTGTGATTCGGGAAACTGGACGGCCCTCAGTTCCTTATCCATGAGGTCCTTGTTCAGTTCGAGCGCCTTGCGGGCCGTGTAAGGGTCGATCTCACCAGCATTAAGGCGGCGCTGAATCTCATCGTCCGCAGGCCGGTAGGTCTGGCGGATGGAAGTCTGCTCATCCAGCGCCTTCTGAAACGGATCACCCCGCCCTCGTGCTGCCTCGACGCTCTGCTGCTGCAAGCGCTCGAATATCTCCGGCTTCGACTCCTTGACGAACTCCTTTTCGCGGCTGCTGAGGTCGAACCACTTGTCTCCCTGTATCAGTCCTGCCCAGGTTTCGGGGAAGGGTATCTGTCTGCCAAGCTCGCCGTACTGACGCGCCTGCTGGGTAAAGGCTGAAGGCGCGTAGGGAATATTTGAGGCGCCGATGATGTTGAGACTGCCAGCCAAGGCCGCGCCCTTGAGCCCGTCCAGACGGTAGCCGGCCACGGTATCCTGTACCCAGAGCGGTGTGAAGAAGTCGCCCATAGCGCTCAACGCCTTGTCTCGCGTTGCCTGGCTCGGGTTCTTGGCGAAGTTGTAGAGGCTGCCGGGAAGGTCAGCCCGTCCCGTAGGCCAGAGGGCACGTTGCAAGTCCGGGTCGCCGATCTTCTCGCGCACGCTCTGGGGCACGGAGCGCAGCAGGATGCTGGCCTGCGGCGACAGCCGATTAACACCGTAGGCCAACGGCAAAGCGCCCCGATCAGCCTGGTAGACAGCGCCTGCTTCAGTGACGCTCTTACCCGTGGCCTCTTGATAGATGAGGCGCGCCAACGCCTGCTGCCCGCCCCAGATGTTGATGTGGTTGCCTGCTGCATCGGTTATCTTGCCGAAGTTGGCCCCCGGGTCGAAGTCCACGGTCAGACCGGCCGTAGCGGCGGCTGCCATCAGACCAGCGCCGGTAGCGACGTAAGCGCCAAGGTTGCGGGCCGTCTCATTCCAAGCCGGAGTAAAGGGCGTGTTGAGCAAAGGACCAAAGCGTTGCACCTGAGAGATGGTGTAGGAAGGTGAAAAGAAAATACCCGACAGATAGCGGTCGAGGAACTGGGCGTTGCCGAGGTTGCCGCGTCCGGTTATCGATTCGACACCGCGCACGTATTTCTTGGCTTCAGTCAGACCACGTTCGTTGAGTTTGCCCCCCGCATCGCTGTATTTAGGCATCCCTTCCAGCTTGGTGATAAAGCGGTCTAACTCCTGCGAACGCACGCCGGCGACATTGGCCGTAGTAAATCTGGCGGTCTCTCTGTAGACCGGCACCTTCTCAGCGACGAAGCGTGACGGCGTAAGAGCGCCTTCCCTGGTCTCACCCGCAATGGAGGGCAATCTGAGGTCGAGGCCGTATTGCGCCCACTTGCTGCCAACGTTGTACTCGGTCATTAACTCACTGAATGCGCGCTGGTCAAACATCACGCCTGCCGCCCGCCGCGCCGCACCGAGCAGTTCCGGATGCGCAGCCACTAGTGGCGCCGTGTGTGTCACGAGTTGGCTAAAGTCGGCGCCGGCCATGAGCGCGCGCGGCACGTTGGCCGCTTCCGCCAGCATGGTGATGAAGTTTTCGCGCACACCCGACTCGCCACCGCCGGCGATCGCCCGCAAGCGTTCCGGTGTATTCGCTCCCTGTCTGGCACCGCCCATCCAATAATCGGCGGCCTGGCGCGACCAGCGCGGTCCGGCCTCTGCTGCCGTGCCTGTGCCTCTACCGGGATAGCCGCCGGGCATCAGGCGCCATTGGTTCTCTGCCATCTTCGCCTGCGCCAGAGCGAGACGGCTCATCTGCTCGTCGATAGTCTGCAAGCGCTCGACGATCTCGTTGGGCTGAAGGTTCGCCGCCTCACGCATGAGGTTGTCGATCTGCGATTTCGCCATCTCGGAGCGCATTTTTTCCAGCCCGACCGTTTCCAGGGCGAGACGCGTCTCCTGGTCAGGCGCGGCATACACAGTATCGAGCAAGTCAAGCCAATCCTTGCCACGGGCTGCTGCTTCAGGCCCCGCGAGGCTGCCCTTCCAGGCATTCCATTGATCCCACTGTGGCTGCGTGAACTCACGACGCAGTTCAGGCCAGTAAGTCGTACTTCCTTCGTCGAGGAAACGGATGGCTGCTTCCTGCTCGGTAGCCAATGGTGTTGGTTCCGGCATGGCTTGTGCCGGCAAGGCGTTCGCTGGCGCTACGTCCGACGAGAACTCGCGCACCTGGCGCTGAGCCTCGCGCACAGCGGCGTCGTCTATACCACGCTGCACGTAGGCTGCGCGCTGCGCAGCCTCCTCGAAGCTCTCATCGATAGGTGCCCCGCCCGCAACGCGCAACTGAGATGCGCCGGGCTCGCCCGTGAGCGCGCCGCCCAAGCCCTGGCGCCGCATCTGCGCCGCCTCCGCACCCAAGTCGCCGAGACGGGGGACGCCCGTCCCTGGCCCGCCCGTGTAGGCCGAAAGCGACAGCGGCGCTTCCTGAAGTCCCGCGCGTATCGAGCGCTCTGCCAGATTGGCGTAGCCCCAGGCGTCATCGACGTTGGTGGTGACGAAGGTGCCGGGCTGTATCTCGCCAACCAGCCCGTTGACGTTGCCGTGCAGGTAGATTTGCTCGCCCGCTACCGGCGCTTCGTCAGGCTCAAGGATGCGGGCGAAGGCGGGGTTCTCGATCTGGCGCGCGCCGCGTGAGCCTGCCAGCGTCTCCGGCACCGGCCCCAGCGCGTCCTCGAACACGGCAAGACGGGTCACGGTCGGCGTCAGGGCTTGCTCCACCGCTTCACGGACGCCGGGTCGCGTGGGATCAAGCGCAAACGCCTCCAACACGCCACGTAGCCCAGCGCGGCCCAAGCTTTCGCCAGCCCTGAGTCCACCAGCAGCGCCTGCGACGCCGAAACCCGCACCCAGGGCTAGTTCAAGCGGCGTGGTAGGTACTGCCGTCTGCGCACCAAACCTGAACACATCACCCGTAATATCTGGGATGCTCGGAAGTCCCAACTGTTCCGCGAGCAGATTGCCAAACGGGTTCAAGCCAAAGGCAGCGGCACGTCCAACAGGCTCAGCAATGTCACCTACGAAACTGCGGACATCCTCAAGGGGTTCTATGCCGCGTGTTGCTGCCTGAAAGACGTTACCGGCCGCACCCAAGAGCGATCCTGGGATGCCGCCGTACTGCGACTCGCCCTGGCGCTGAATGTCCAACTGCTCGCGCAGGTTCTGCGGCTCGCGGAACTCGCCCGTTGGTCCCAGATAGGGCGATACGGGGCCCGCCGGTTCGGCGTACTGCGCAGGTGGCAACTGCGGGTAATAGCCAGCAGAGACGGGGCCTATGGGGCCGGTGTACTGCGCCGGGTACTGCCAGACGCCGTTCTCGTAGACCATGCCGTCGGGCGAGTGCCAGACGCCCTCGTTAGGGTCGAAGGTGTTGCCGTAGATCGGGTCGTACCAGGTGCCGGTGTTCTCGTCCCAGACGTTGCGTTCCTCTTCGCGCTGACGCCGTTCCTCATCGTAGCCCACGTCCTGGAAGGGGTCGGTGTAGTCGGTGTAATTCGTGTCGAAGCCCTCGAAACCGACCTCGCCGCCTTCCTGGAAGCGCTGGATGGCAGCGTAGGGCGACGCGGGCTCGGTCGGGCGCTTGCGGCCGGGCAACCAGTCGCGGTTGTCCTCGACGCTCTTGTCTGAAAGGCGGGAGAAAACCGTAATTACACCGCCTTACGCCTGGTCGCTTGCTGTCTGGACCATGCGCTTGTAGAGGGACATCATGTCCGACCTGAAGAATTCGAAAGCCCAGGGGATGGCCAGCAGGTTGAGCCAGTAGGGAGATACCGGCGGCGGCAGCCAGCCGCGCCGCCATTTCCTGACATAGAACTCGTCCGTGAGCAGTGGGAAGTCGTCGGGCTGGGTGATCGTGGTGTAGAAGGCCAGGCGCTCGTGAGGCGGCTTGGGCACCATCGGGCTGATCTGCGGCCCCAGCCTGCCAGGGAAGGCTTTTTGCAGACGGTCCTTGTGCTTGGCGACCAGCTCGTCTGCAAAGCGCTTGAGGTTTTTGTTGTGAACCTCGGCGGTGACATTGGTCATCGGTGGAAGTCCAGCTTTGGGCAGGAGAGCACTGCACCATCTTTTGTGATCTGGTGATCATCGAGTGGCTTGCCGCATTGGCCGCAGCCAGGGTGCAGACGGACCTCAACGTTAGGCCCGTTGGCGTGACGTTGAAACCACGTCCGGCACTCATGGCACATGCAGCCGCTGTCGTGCGTCATGCCTGACCCGGCCCCCTGGTCGGCGAACTGCCGCCACGGGGTTGGTTGATGGTGCGACCGATGAGATTGTTTCCAGGGATCCCGATCGCCGTCCCCGGCGAGCCCATCACGGCGGTAGGCGCAACGTTGCCGTTCTGCGGCTGCTGGGGCGGTGGTACGCCGCCGAGGGCACCGCCGAGACTGATGCCGGTCGCACTCTCAAAGATACGCACGATCTCCAGGTTGTCGAGCATGGCCTGCTGGGGCGCGAAGTTCTGGCGTATCTGTTGCAGATCGAGCAGCTCTAGCTGACCCTCGACGTCATCGACGCCGGAGTCGCGCAACTCCTGCTCGAGAGTCCACAGTCCTTCGGCGCGCTTGTCCTTGGCCTGCAAGTAGCGGGCGCCCTGTTCCTGCAAAGTCTCGCTTTTGCTGGTGATAACGATGTCGAAGTCGAGGTCGTAGAACAACTGCGCCGACACTTCCGCCACCTCGCCGGCCTGGGGCGTGGCGTTGCGATATTTCAGGTAAGAGTCGTTGCCGGTGTGGACGAGGGTGTAGGGCGTGACAACGCCGGGCGGGTCGAAGGTGCCCCAGTACTTGGTCGCGTGGATGACGTACTTGGCGCGTCTGAGTTGCGCCCGGTCGCTCTCGCCCAGGAGCATGGAGGGCAAGACGCCGGCCTGCTCCGTGGTCTGGAGAAAGGCAGTGCCGGTGGCGTTGCTGGCCTCGTGGGCGGTATCGCCGGTAAGGAAGCGGTTGATCGAAAAGCGCTCTAGGCGTTCGCGGTGCAGGTTGATCAGCGAGATCATGTGAGGCGAGATGCTGGAAGGAGGGCGTTTGAGTTCGCCCGGCAGGCCGTGAATTGTCCCTTCGGCGGAAGCGTTGTAAGGGAAGTCGAGCTTGATCTGGCCATCTTCACCAGTCAACAACTCGCGTGCCGTCTGGGAGTAATCGAGGTAGTAGCGGTTGGGGCCGTAGTCCTCGGACATCTGCGCGGCCAGGCGGGTGGTCAGGCCGTTGGTCCATTCCGCCTCAGTAAAAGACTCGTACATGACCGGCATGAAGCGTTTGTGCGGGTCGCGCGAGTTGCGGATATCACCGCCGACAATGAAGAAGGAGCAGCCGGGAAACGGTGACGGGTACTCCTCGTAAAGATCATCCTCCGAGGCGTAGGAACCGTTGTCACAGATGTAGACGCAGATTTTGCGCACGGGGTGATCGCAGCCGTACTCGGCGCAGGGGCATTCGCCGCCGTCCAGGTCGCGAGCGTCGATGATCGTCACCTTGACCGTCTTGGTATGCCAGGTCTCGTCCACGGCGTCGTCGCGGCCGATCCAGCAGGTCTTGCCGTCCAGGTAGCCGAGCTTCTGGCCGTCCTTGCGATACTTGCCGACCGCTTCCAGGTAGGGCACTTCCGACTCGTAGACAAAGAAGTCGGGGCCGTACTCGTTGTCGTCGTCGCCCAGCCAGCCGCAGCCGAAGATCGAGGGGTAGGTCCAGTAGAAGGGGTGCTTGCGCTTCTTGAGCAGCTCGTTGCGCTTCTTCATGTAGGCGTCGGGCTCGAGGTCGCGGTCGATCTTGGGGTCGAGTTGAGGATGCCAGCAGAGACGCGCGACCATGACACCGGTGGTGGCCTGAGATTCGATGCAGATGCGGTCCCAGACGCGGCCCTCGTTCTCGTACTCCCAGCCTCGGCCGAGCCAGTGCAGGACATTGCGCAGCTTCTTGCGGGTTTCGGCCGAGGGGTCGGTGGAGATCACGTCCAGGTAGGTAGTGTCGGTCTTGTTGATCGAAATCCAGTCGCGCACCTGCTTCTTGAGGTCAGGTGTGCGGTAGTCAAAGCCCTCGGCCAGCTTCTTGAGGTGGTCTTCTACGTCAGGGGCGACCTCGCGGTCGATGAGGGCGAGCCAGTCCTCGCGGGCTTCCTTGAACTGGCCCGTGAAGGGCTTGCGGGCTTTCTCGATCTGGGCCTGAAGCAGGGTATTGGGCAAGCGTGCATCCCCTGGAGGCTCACGAGGGAGCACGCGGTGTTGGCGTTAGCTTACTACGACTTCCTCCATCGTGGCGTTCAGGCTGCCGCAGTGGCGGCAAGTCTGGGACCAGGGGCGGGCGGCGGAACCAAGGATGACCTTGGCGCATCGCTGGCAGCGGGGGTAGTGGTCGATGATCAGGCGCACCTTGCGTTCGGTCTCCTCGACCCAGGATTCAAGACGCGGGCGGACATACGTCACGCCACCCTCCTGACGGCCCGACTTCGCCGGCGGGCGCTGTTACTAATTGTGATCCTGCCGGGCTGGGGCGGCACGAGCCGCCGGGTGCCGTCCTTGACCTCGACCGCGTTCTCCTCAGCGGCGGTGCGGTCGTCCTTCTCCCGCCTGAGCACGAGCTGACCGAGCTGGTTCTTGTAATAGTGGACACGCTTTTGCTCCTCGTACAACTCAGGCACGCCAGGCCCATTCTTATCGAAGAGCAGCAGGCAGGAGTCTAGTCTGGTGCCGGTGAGTCCAATTCGATAGTCACGCGAACGTTGCGATCCTGAAACATTAAGTGCGTCAGCACTTTGGAGATGGCGGATTCCAGTTGTTGGATCGCTTCGTGCAAGGAATCTTTCGTTAGGGTCAACCCCCCATATACGTACACGATATTTCCGTTCAAGTCGGCTACGGTTAAGGTTAAGGTATTCTGTGTTGCCTGCCTGCTCGCCGTCATTGAACCAGACCTCCCTCACCCAGCCGATGTCTTTGGGTGCGTTCTGCGCTATCGGCCCCTCTAGCGGCGTCCAGGTGATGACCACCAGCGCCGTGGGATGGACCGTGCCGTAATCGATACCGCCGGTCGCATCGACCCACCTTAAATCCTGCGGCATTGCCCTCAAGAGCGGTTGTTCGAGCTGCTCCCGGTATCTGAGCTGAGGATAAACGACGCTCTGTAACCCAGTGGGCTTGCCGGCGAAACGGCGGTCGAACACATCAGGTGGTAATTCAGTTCTAGCTCGAACGATAGATGGGTGAAGCCAGCCGCTGTGACCTGTGCCGTGGGCGTCATCGGGACAAAATTGCGCGAGTGCCGGGTCATTTTCGATCTGCTCCTTACAACTGCCGTAAATCGCCACGTTCTCCCAGGAAGGCAGCGAGTAGGCCGCATGAGAGGCGGTCGGGTTGTCCTTCCACTCCTCCGCCAGCTCCGAGTACCAGGCCCAGATTGGCTTCTGCTCGTCGTTCTCCAGCGTTCCCGTATACTTGACCCATGCACCCTTCTCCGCGGCTCTTTCAAGGCATATCCGGCGTATGCCGTCTTCCCGCGTGCCAGCACACTGTCCTGCTTCCACCACCAATATTCCGTTCGGCGCGACTGTCCCGAGTCTCTCTATGTGCCCGGCCGACTTCGTATCCACCTGAACCGTCACCGTCTGCCGCTGAGCGTTCAGCATTCTCATCACCAGCGCCCGCGGTCCCTCGTGAGGAATGCTCGTCCGCTCGAACACCACCTCCTCCAGCCCCGTCGCAAACACCTTGAACCACTCCTGCAAATAGCGGAACTCCTCGCGCGTCTGCGCATAATCCGGCCCGATTATCCAGTACAACAGGCTCGTATAAGTCCCGCGCACCAGGTGCTTGCCCACATCCCGCAGGATCGCGCTCGCCCCCTCCGTTGACTTTCCAGCACGCACGCCGCCGGTAACGATCTGCTCCGAGTGCTCCGCCAGGCACGCCTCCCGAAACAGGGCGCCGTCCAGCCGCACGCCAACCTCAGTCAGTAACTCCTCAGCAATGATCCGCGTGCGCTGCGGCGTCAGTACCGAGGGAGGAGCAGACTGGGAGGTTAAGGTCTGCGACGGGGTTGTCACAGCAGGTAAATGATTAGATTGATCGTCCAGATTGTGAACGCAAAGGCCCAGATAAAGCCGAGGAAGCCGAGCCGTATTTTCTTAATGATCACGCCCGGCCTCACCACCCTTGATCCAGTAATCGAGACCCCTTGTCCAAAAATCGAGTAAATCTTGCGCCAACCGCTGGTCTGCCTCAGCATCTCCGGTCGCCTGCGGTGAGTTCGTCACGAGGAAATCATGTATGGCTTGTGCCGCTCGCTCTGCTTCCAGGACCTACCGCACTGCCGCGTACCTCGCCTGCATGCCAGCGCTCATTTCAGGCTGGGTCCGAAGTCACTGAAGCGCGCACGTAGCCGGTCCGTAACATTCCCTCAATCCGCTGTAACGCGTGCTCGATGTGAGCTAGCTGCGCCTGCAACTCAGGTGGCAATGTGACCGTGAGCGCAAAGTCGGGAGGGGTAGGTATACCATCGGGTTTCTGCTGCCACTCTTGCGAGTTCAGGCCGCGTACCGACCCTTCACTCCACGATGCAGCGGTGTTATTTTGCTCCTCTGCCTGCGTGGCCATAGGCTTCTACCCTCTTCGCTCTTCGCTACGCTTATCTATACTGTAATAGACAACCACGATACCGCACTTCTCTCGCTCGCTGCTTGCTGCGCCTCAACCTGGCTGCGCTGCATCCTCTGCAGGCGGCTCTCGGCTGCTCGCTCCAGCCTCCCATCGCTTCTGACGCGCCAGTTCAGGCATCGTCTCGACGCATCCTATTCAGGATGAATATTACGACTTGGCCCAGGACGGTAATCGTCAGACAGATGGCAGTGAACCATTCAAGAAACGACTCACTAGGCATGGCTTCTCCTCATCATTGGTGGTTCAGCCACAAGGCTGCAGGCTGCAAATCGGTCATGTTCGCCCTAGGATTCTTATGTCGCCCTACTCCTCCACCGCGCTTTGTGGTTCGGCGATAACTCTCGCCTCGCCCTCGATGACCGCGCCCTCTGCCTCGGCGATGCGCTGGGCGATGCGCTGCAGGGCGTTGACCAGCGGGCTATCGCCGTCGCCCGCCGTGACGATTACTCGAGTCGCCGGCTTGCCGTCGCGGGTGTCTCTGAGTTCTGCGAACGCTCGCAGGTCCCCGCCTTCAGCCTTGCGTGCGACGGCATCAACGGCCTTGCGCAGCCGTTCTTCGGGCAACTGCAGACTCAATTCTTGCAGACTGAGGGGCCGTTTGCGCACGCCGCCGGGGTTGCCGGAGACGCCAGGCGGGAAGTTGTAAGGAGCTAGGCGAGACTGCGTGCTGAATTGTGCAGGATTGTCGCGAGCGAGAGGGGAATATTCAGGTAGGTCCGAGGGCGATGTTGCCAGCTCTTCACGCAGGATGTCGTCGATGGTCATGCTGGGATTGGCCTAGGCTTCCAGCGCCGTGATTCGCTCCTGCCCTCGCGCCTGGTTCTATAGTTCGTAGCGATGGAGCACCTACCTTCGCAGTGATGCCAGCCAATTATCAATATGAAGACATGAGTTTGACAAGTGCCTGGCGTGACCAAATTGTCAGGATCTTGTCAGTGACATTCATCAGCAGCAGCAGTAGGATGTAGGCAGAAAACAACGATGCCTAACCCCACGCCTGCTCAGCCCCTTCTCCACTGCAACCGCTGCGGCTGGACCTGGACGCCACGCCCGGGCCGCCTGCAGCACGGCGCCCTGCCCGTCGCCTGCCCTCACTGCAACAGCAAGGCGTGGCAGAAGCCAATCAAGAGAGAAGGAGCATAGTAATGACAACACAAATTCCACACTTCGGTATCCAACACGAAGCCTGGGAGGATAGCTACACCGCTACTGAATTTGGATCATTCGCTGACCTACTCGATTGCTGGCAACAGTACGCCGAAGATGCCCTTTTTGGACGCTGGAATATTCCTGTCTGGCTCCACTATGACGACGGACGTATTCAGGTCGGCCTCATGGGCTCGCGCCACGGCGAATGCTGGCAGTGGATTGCTTCCGCTACACCCGAGCAGCAGCACGAACTACGTGTACGAATGCTCAACCTCTGGGCTGGTCGAGCTGACACTGGCTTTGAACGCTACCCACCCCTGCCTGACACCTTTGATGCCTGACTCACCCGAGACAAACAAGGAACAAGGTCATGACTAAACTCTGGTGCTGGCTCATCGACCACCGCTGGTATTCCTACTTCAGGTCGTCGTACCTGGACACAACCAACTCAACCCATTGGATCATTGAGTACCCTGAGTGCCTCAGGTGCGGGCTGAAAGGCGGGCCCATCACTCGCTCGATACCCACGAGCGGGGCGCTCATTCCTCTACCCCTCCGTCTCTGCCGGCGCTGGCGTGCTAAGTAACCATGTCGCCCACCTAAACGACACGCGATACATCGGCATAGCCTGATTCCAGAACGGGATCGGGTTACACGCCCACCACCACAACCATTCGGGAACCCAAGCCCTTTTAATGCGGACCAATCGGTAGTAGTTCACTGCTCTCTCGTCAGTCTCTCAATGCGCTCCGACGGAGTCTCGACGCGGTCATCGGCCAACCGCCGTGCTTGTTCTCTAGTCATGCCCTCGTCTCTCAACTTGAAATACAAAGAGTCACGGCTTCTTTCTTCCTCATCTGGCTCATCTATCCCATCCTTTGCCTCCGTCTCTGACGGCGCCAGCGCCGTCAGAGCATCGTAGCGAGCGCGCCAACGACTGAGCCAGTCTTTTACCCTAGCAGGTAGATCAGTCGCTCGTAAATCACTCCACGTATACAACGAGTCTGTCAACGCTGCCTTCGCCCGCAGCGCCTCAAGCTCAGCGTCTTGTTCTTCCAGATGTTGTGTAGCAGCTATGCTGTATTCCCTCTGTATCACTAACTCTCGCTCTGCCGCCTCAGCGCTCTCGGTAGCAGCCTTGAGTTGCGATCCTACTGTGCTAAGCTGCTCGTCTAGTTCTTGATTACGGTAATATTCGGCCTTATTACGAGACTTGTAATCGTCTCGCTCTGCCTCAGCAGCGGTCAGCGCTGCCTGGAGAACCGTGAACTTCGATATGATCATCTCACTGAAAGACTTACCAACTGCCTCCTCGGGCGTACCGCCGACGCCTTGCCAAGCAGTGCGCATGTGCCAAAGCAATACGTTCTCCGTAGTCCGCGCGCCTGTGTCGTCGCTCATCGTCGGAGCTCCCTCAAATCATAAACTCCCGGCACGAAGTCCTTCACATAATCGAAGCGAACAGCCTCCTCAAGTGCTTTTTTTGACAATCGGTAGTAACGAGGACCGGATTCCCACATGACTGTGCCATCCTCCGCCATCTTCCCGGAGCCATCAGACCAGGTGCAAACATGCCAGACGCCTCCGTAAGTAGCAGCCAGCGCTAGCGCCAACGGGCAACAAGTCTCGGGAACATCAGAGTTCCTTGTTTCCTCAACCGCCGCGGCTACAATCTCTGCGGTTACTTTGACTCTCATCTACCCCTCCTCAGCCTTCGTCACATCTAACCCCAACTCCTTCCTGACTTCAGACCACGGTCGGCCAGGCGCTTCCAACGCAGCCTCAATGCTGCCGTATTCCCCAATCAAGGCATCGAGTGTCTCTTTACCAAAAGCTGCTGCCTCCAACGCGCGTTCACGGGGGAAGCCGGGATTGCGGCGCTGAATCTCATCAGCCCACCCTTCAAGAGAAATGCTGTTCATTCCCTCATCCTCCGTCTCCGCCGCGCCTGTATCGTCACTCATGACGCCTCCGACCGCTGTTTGGAGTGCGTTCAATATCTCACAAGCATGGTCGGCTGCCGGCCCCTGTTTTCCCGCGAACCAGTCTTCACCATGCCCTTTCTCAATCAAGGCATCGTCACCTCGGTCATGCCAATGCCATTCTGGAGGACACCGGCCTGGTGCGTCTGGCCACGCACGAAACCACACCTTATCGATCTCAGGCGTCTTCATGGCCTGCATGCCCAAGGTTGCCAGCCGGATTCACTCCATAGCTGGAAGGCCACCGCAACGTTAGTTGCAGCGTCGAAGAGTCGGGCCAGGTCACCATTGAGAACTCTAGCTCGGTGGACGGCATTGATCTGGAAGAGCCCGTAATTCCCCAGGCTATAAGCCGCTGAATCTCCTCCAGACTCGCATGACACGATGTGTAAGGCTTCAGCACACGGCCACTCGTAGGAACAGATGAGGTCTCTGTAGTCTCCGCGTCCTCCATCTCCGCGTTGAACCACTCCTCCTGCTCGTCCTGCATCCAGCCCTGGTTCAGAAGCCACCGCTCCAGGTGGTTGATCCTCTTCGCCAAGCCTACCGTGAACCTCAGCTCGTTCTCCCAGCGCTCCTCCCAGCGCTCCGCCGAAATCGCCATCTATCCCTCCCTCAGCACCGCTCGGCAGCACGAGCTCAGGTAAAGCAGCCCGAAGATGCGGCTTCGACTGACGTAAACCTTGCAGGGCTTCTGACAGTATCGGCAAATCGTTTGCGGTTGCTCTTGTGTCATGGGCAGGTTCTCCTTCCGTGGCGGTTACAAGCCCGGCTAGCGCTATCGTGACGAGGCAGAGCGCTAGCCGGGTGAGGCACCTCAGATCCCCAATCCTTGTTCACTCATTCCTTGGCACCTCTCTTTTCTTGTTATGAGGGCGTAGCAACTCTCAAAGTTGCGTAGCCCGTTGCTATAAGGGTTCCCTTTAGGGAACTAGGGGCATTTGAATCTACGTCTTGCACTTTAACCGATGTATGAACTACATTGGCGTGAAGCACTTGTGAAGGAGTTGTGAAGTGACTGTGCAACACCTGACTAAGGTAATCGAGACCGTGGCCTGCCGTACGCCTGCCGAAAGAGCAGTCTTGCTTGACATTTGTTACGCTGCCGACCGCAAGGGCGTCGTGCGTCTCGGACTTGGTGAGTTGGCGGAACGCGCATCTTCCAGTCGGCGCACCATCCACACCATCATCAACTCGTTCCTGGATTCTGGCTTGCTTGAGCGCCAACATCGAGGGCGTTATGTGCTCAACCTCGAAGCATTGGAGGATATCGATAGATGGTTGCCACAAAGCCCACAAGTCATCAAGGACGAACAAGGGGTTATCCGCACTCAGGCCGAAGCTGATACTGAACTTGAGCGGCTTCGGACCGTGCGGCGTGATTCGCAAGGCTTCTATTACACCGTGGACGGCTGGCCAGTTCTTAGACCGCGAGACTAGCGCAACTTGTTGCGCAACCTCACGAAACATGTTGCGGTTCCACCCTGTCACTTAAGAGAATCCAGGTATCGCCCCTCTTGGCGAACAAATCCCTATACCTACTGAGAACCGCGCGAACGTGATCCGCAGTTACAACTACCCCTTCGATTTCAAGGCAAGACTGAATATGACCCACGCTCAAAGGTCCATTGCTCTTAAGCGCGTCCGCTATCAGGCGCCGTTGAGGTAGCTTTGACCTGAACGCCGACACCTGACCCACCTCTGTCTCATCGAACGAGACGGACAGCAACGTGTCTCTGTCGTTGATGAAACGTAGGCGGTAGGCTCTCTTACCCTGGAGCCGGCCGCGGTTGTACTTGTGATTGGTCAATGCAATGGCGAGTTCGTCAGTCTCCTCCTCCTGTGCCTTCTCTACCAGCCAGGTTATGCGCGCTTCATTCGATGCATAGACCGATCCGAAAGGCTTAGTCTTATCGCGCGCGTCCTTCGGCAGATGGTGTACCAGCGTAGCAGCGACATCGAGCGAGCGAGCTGCACGCACTGCTTCAATCATCAACCCATGATCGTTCGGGTCTCCCGCCGCCATACCCACCGAATCTACCACGCTATGCTCGACGCCTTTCTCGGCAATAAAGCGCCGGACTTCACGCACTGAACTAGCAAGAGGGACGCTGCGGTGCTGGTAGAAGATCATCTCTTGAGGTACGTCGATCTCCATGCCCGCACAGATGGCGTACAAGCGCTCGGCATGGGTCGCAGCATCATCTTCCCAATCCAAATACAGGCTCTTGATCCCCTCCAACGCCAACCTCACGCACCAATGTAAGGTCAGCAGGCTCTTAGCCGTGCCGCCGTCGCCATATGGGATCGTGATTCCCTTTCGAACCACGAACGGGGCCAATAGGAAATGAGCTTGCTCCTGATATTCGACCTGACTGAGGTCCACTGGCGGCTCGCCTTTGCGATAACGATCTCGCGCAAGCAAACACAATTGCTCAAGGACGCCAGCCCAATCAATGTCGATGCGCTCCTCAAGATTACGCTGCACGTCGCGCCGGGAGTTGGGTCCAATGAGCAGCAGCCGGCCGCTGTAGAGGCGCCCGCCCCGCAGAGGGTCATCGACGTTGACAGTGAGCTCGGCGGCAATGTCATCCTTCCTCTCCGAGAAGCGTTCGAGTAAGCATTCAACACCCAACTCCGGCCAATGGAAACGATAGAGGTCATCGGAAAAGGTCGAGTTGGGCGCAGGCAGGGGCACCGTTATTCAACCCCACCCCGTTGTCCTCTTGGCGCTAGTGGTTCACGTCGAGCCTTGATCTCCTTGTCTGCTAGTTTGCTTGTCTCATTGATGTTCTGTATCGCCTGGGCCAGGTTGCGGATACCGAGGAAAGGATCACCCGACAATTGCCACAACTTGGCGAACTTAACGCAGGCGACAAGGAACTCCTCGGCCTTTGCATCGACAGCACGTTGCGCTGCGGCTTGCCCCTCGGAATCAGCGAGGATGTCGGCCTTGAGTGTCTCGATTGAGTCATTTTCAGCAGCGGCGGGGGCCGCGTCCATTGGCTGCTCCTTTACTCGGCCTCGCGCGGCGTCAGCTCGCGGAAGATGTAGGCGCTCACGGCTGCACCGCATTCAGCGCCCACGCCCCGATGTAAGCCGTACCGCTGGCGCAGGAGAACGTGTCAAGGCAGACGGGCCTACGAGTCACAACAAGACCTCCTGCTTAGGAGAAAGAATCGCAAGTAAGGCGCTTTCACGCCAAGCCAATGCCCAACGTTGGCAATTGGCGCAACTGCGGTGGGTGCAGCCGACAAGGGGAGCAGAGCGCCGGGCTCGATAACTCCATGCCATAGAGTCGGCTGATACTAAGCGATGAGCTGTACGCCTTAGACCACTCAGTTTGAAACCGAAAGCATGTAGATTGAGCGGCGCTTTACGCAGAAGTGAGGCAATGATCCTCGTGGCTTCCGCCGTGTTCTGACGCCGGCACATACTACCTAATCCCACTAACGGTGCAGTGCTTAAATTGACGCCTGCTTTGTCGTACATCTGCCAGCACTCTAAGTAGCTATCTGGACTCCAACCCTGAAGTACGGGAATAATGGGCAGATCAGGTGCCTTCCCTCTCAAGTCAAGGAAGTTGGACACTGTCCGCTGCTGATGCTCCTCCACTGATAGTCCTGTCTTCTGAACTAGCCACGGTTCGCACATCCAATCCTGCGGCGCCGCCCAAGCAAGGGCGCCGATGTCTTCTCGGTAGCGGCGCACTTGGATCACGTATTCAGTAGGTGATAGCCGCCACTCACCGTACATAAACAATTCAGAGAATCCCCCGGAGTCCAAAGCCCACAGTGCTCTAGCGCGCGGCAGGGTTCGACGCTCTTGCAACCGGCGGCGTGAAACAAAAAGCGGCACGTCAACTTCACTCAGCCAGGACGGATGATGCGTTCCGAGATAGAACTGCACACTTCCTCCATGCCCATAGCGCTGCTATTGCCAACACCGTCATGTATGCCTTGCCGACAATCTGGCCCTCAATGAAGTTCAGAGAGCCCAAGGCCAACCAGAGAAATAAGGCAGAGTCAACTATTAGGCCGACAAAATTAGAGATAGCCACTGCGCCTAACCAATGGCGGCGGCGCAGCGGCTCATATACCACCAAATCTGCTAACTCGGAGAGACTGAAGGCAATTGCCGAAGCAACGGCGATCCGCCCCACGTCGGCTAGGACGTAGGACAAGGCAGCACCAACGAGGATGGCAACAATGCACCACCAACGACCCAGCGCTTCGTGTGTCAGGTCTCGGAATGTGAAAGCGAGCCCAGCGAATAGAACGCCAGCAGGAGCAGTAAGGCCGAAGCCGATGTGGATGAAGCCGAATTCCTTGAGCGCCCAGTTAGCGCCGTAGACCGTCCCAATATAAGCTACAAACGGGACGAGGCAGACGGGCCTGGTCATAGCAAGACTGCCTGTGCGTGGCCCATAACTGGCACCAGCGCGCGCGTGCAGCCCTGGCAGTAGACCTCCAGGACTCGCGGATACTGGCGGAAGTAAACACCGTAGTCCTTCTTGCAGTCGGGACAAATCTCGTAGGCTTCCCTGCCCGGCGGCTGTAGTCGCGGAAGAAACTCCCGATGCCAGGCACAGGCGTGTAGCGTGACGGACTCTCGCCAACTGCGGCTCATGACGACGCGCTCCGGGCAGCCGGAGACGAAGCAGGCGAGCGTCATAGCAGTACGTCCTGCGCCAGACGCTTCGCCGCGATCTCGCAGTAGCGTTCCTCGATCTCGATGCCGATAGCCTTGCGCCCTAAGTCCTTCGCTGTACGTAGAGTTGTGCCAGAGCCCATGAAGGGATCGAGGACAGTCTGCTCAGGCTGAGAGATGTTGTTGAGTAAACGTCGCCACGCCTTCAGTGGCTTGGGACATGGATGGCCGTTCTTCTCTGGTTGACTCACAGCCCCACCCTCGCGCGCCCATCTGCCCGCACTGCCTCCAGGCGCAGCACGCTCATACGACGCTCCTGATCTGCTTGCCCGTACGCGTCGATAGCCAAGCGCACAACTGCCGCATGTCGTCAGGCAGACAGAACGTTACCCACTCGCCGCCACCGGCCTCGATGATTGCCTGCCACTGGATCTGTTCACGACTCAAGCGCCCGCGCTTGCCTGTCTCTGCGTTAGAGGCCTTGAGCTCGAGGAAGGCGTGCCAGTTGACGCCGAAGATCACGTAGTCCGGCCAGCCTGCACGGAAGAAGTGCTCTTTGCCGGTGTTGGTGTTGTGCCACCAGTCCAGTCCCAACGGACGCATGAGGTCCTCAAGGACGCGCATCTGCTGGGCCTCGCTATTGGTCCGGGCGCGCGCCTTCTCACCGAAGGGCGTTCTCTTGAGGGCTGCGCGTCTTAGGGTCATTGGGCGGGGGAGCCTCTTTCTGTCTTCGTTCAGTCCAGTGGTAGGGCGGGCTGTACCACTTCGGATAGCCGTTGAAGGCTGCGTCTCCACAAACCGTATTCCTCGATTTCGGAGTAGAAAAGCTCAGCATCATGCCCCTTAGTGCCCTTGACCGCCGCGGCTCCCTCTTCCTCTGGCTCTTCGTAATCGATGTGAAGGAGCTCATGGAATATCAGCGCTTCAAGCTGCCAGCGATTGAAGCCGTAAGAGCGCGAGTGATCGGCAGCAATCCAGACCGTGTAATCGGTATAGTTGCTGTAGTGACGTGCCAGGCCACTGTTCTTGATGCACTTACCGAGGACTAGATTGCCTCCAGAAGTGCCACCCTTTGCCTTCCAAAGAAAGTCGATGGTCACGGCTCCGTCTAGTTGGATGAATTTCTTGGCAACGACGAGTTGGCCGATGTCTGACAGGCGCTTGTCGGGCAAGAAGTCCAGCCCTATGAACTGCTCCAACACCGGCACGCCAGCGGGAGCGTCGGGATCACCGCCCGTAATGAGGCTGCGCGCCCGTTCTGCTGTCACCATGCTGCGTTCCTTTCTGTCCTTCCTCTGCATCGCGTCGAGGGCTGAAATTCCCAGGCTACAAATCCCTTTAAGTCCCCCGTCGGAAAGCCAAGGCCAAACTCACCTGCAACCTTCAGCCCTCAACGCGACGGCGCAAGCCCTCTCCGCCTGCGCACGCCGCGCTCGTTAGGTCATAGGCATCAACGCCTTGTGCTTCGTTTGCATGTGGCGTTCGACGTTCTCAAAGTGACGATTACAATCGGGACAGACGCCGCCCTGTATCCGCTTCCGCGTCTTGGTTAGCTGGCCCTTAGTGGAGGCGTGCTGTTTGCGTTCATTTTCAAGGCTGGTCGATAGGCGGGCGGACCAGCCTTGCTCCGCTTCCAACCTCTCCTTGGCGGCTTCAACTTCAGCGCGAGCCTTCTTCAATTCAGCTTCATGAGTGCCGTTGTAACTGACCGAATGTCCATTGGGGCAATACCATGTCGCGCCATCTTGCCGGCGGCGCTGTTCGTAGTCGTCAGCCAGCCCATAAATCACGCCGCACGAGGGACAATCGTGGGCGTTAATTGCCACGGACTGAACCGTCACCTCGCGTTGATAGAGTCGTGTCGTCATCGTGCCCTCCTAAACTAGCGCCCCTTGCGCTGGCTGCTCGCTGGGCGGCGCGTCCTGTACGTCACCGCAGAGCAGGCACGTCAGCAGCGTCGTGTCCTCGTTGAAGGCATACTCGTGGTCGCAAGCCGGACAAGCCGGAGACGTAGTCAATGGCGGACCCGCATCTACCACTCCCGCGCTCGCGCTAACGGGCGTCTCCGGCTTCTCGCTGAGCAGCGCGATCACCGCGCTGGCCTCGTCGTAGCTAAGGACCTTCGTGTCGTTGCTACCCGCCCCCGGCTGGGGGAAGGCGCGCGGGTTGACCGCCCTAACCTTCTCGATGTTGTGATGCCGTGGGTTCCAAACCTTGGCGATGGCCTTGCGCTGCTCGTCCGTGATGGGCGTCATGGGCCTCTCTGGGGCTGCTGGCTCGTGTATTTCGCCCGTCTCGCTGTCTAGGTACGCACCCTCGTAAATCTCCTCACCAGCACCACCCAGGACGGGTCCTTCCATGTTGTTGATGAGGTCCGGTGCATAGATGCGCAGGATGCGCTTCGTGCAGTGGTAGCGCAGACGATCGCGTGGGTACGTGAGGTTGTTACCGCGCGCCAGCCCAGCCTTTTTGATCTCGTCCCAATCGACCGTATAGGTCTCACTGATGTGTCGCGACGGCCGCTGAATCCGCATGGTGCAGACTTCGTCCGTTAGTTCTTCGACCAGCAGGCGGCAGTCGGGCTCGGCTTTCATGGCGAGGCCGGCCATGACTTCCGCGAACATCGCTATCCGTCCATTGAGGATGAAAAGCTTCTGTAGCGATGTCATGGGCGGGATGCCCAACTCCCAGCCGTACAGCATTAAGGCGGCAGCCTGTTCCTTCGTCCTGACGCCTTCTGGTAGCGCTACGGCACCGGCTAAGGCCATCGCTGCCGTTTCCTTGATCGACGCTAGCACGTCGCGCGAGGGTACTAACGATTTCGGCGGATGAACCTCATAAGGAACTAGCGTTGTTTCTGTCGTCATCTGTATTTCCTCCCGCACGTATTTGACGTGCCAGCATTCAATGTTGTTGCCCGCAGCCGGGCAGTTGCAGATCGGCACGCCGTCCAGGGCAATGCGGATCTCGTAGTAATGACCGGACGTGGTGCGTGACGGCACGAGGTAAGCATTGCCTTCAACGCGCATCGTTTGCCCCAGCGCCTCGGCCAGCGGCCTGCTGGCGTCATGGAAAGCGCGGCGGCGCATGGCGGCGTTGGTCATAGCTTCCGTGCTCGCAATCCCACGGCTTCAAGACGCAAGTGATAGCCCGGTTCAAACCACTCTCCCAACAACCGGCCCGAGTTGGGCATCCGTCCCATGCCAACCGCCAAGCTTGCCGGGAAGTCGACGACGGCTGAGTCAGGAAAGAACTCGCAGGGCAGTTGTTTCACTACACCGAAGGCTCGACAGATCCAGGGCCGCGCTTCATAAATCGCACACACGAAACGGCCTTCGCCGGCGAGTCTCAAGAACCCACAATCCAAGGGATGGTCAGCAGCCGGTATCTGCCATGATTCGCCGCTGTCTTTGAGTAAGCGCTTGATACGCTTGGCCTCCTCTGGGCTGGCATGAGCAGGTCCGCAACATTTGCCGCAGGATGTGCAGGCGGTCATCGTTGGCAGGTCTGTACGCCTAGCCACGGCCGTACTCCTGCTCGTCCAGCCAGCCCTTCATATGTGGAGTTAGGTGTGGTGTCTCGACCTCGCCATCGATCTCTGCGTCGCCCGGCAGGCGGCGTTGCGCCTTACGCGCGCGCTCTTCAGCGTCGATCAGCATCTGCGAGTCATACGCTATTGTTTCGAGACAACTCTGTACGTAAGCCTCGTCGAAGTCGTAACGCGAGCGGTCGCTGTAGAACGGGTCACGACTGGTCATCGGGCGGTCTCCAGGAAGGCAGACGTATCTCGATTGACAGTACAAGCAGAACATAGACACCCGCCGCGTTGAGCTTCAGTTATTGGATACGAGAGCCATCGATGCAACAGGCGCTCGGCCTTGGTGAGGCGGTTGTCGACGGTAGCGCGCTGCTGCTTGTCGTAGAACACGGCGGCGTCCAAGCCCATTGCCTCCAGTACCGTGTTGCTCAAACCGAGACAGGCGTTGACGCAGGCGACGATGCGGCGGGCGTAATCCTCGTCGCAGACATCGGCCAGGACCTCGCCGTGGCACTCAGTGATGCTCGGCAGGTTCCCGAGTTCATGGAAGATGGCCCACGCCCACGGCTCGCCGTATTCGCTCATCGCGCCCCCACCTGAAGAACCACCGCCAGCAACGCCACGCCCAGGCTGACGCCCAGCAGCACGCTGTTGTAGAGCGCCCAGGCGTCAGTGCGGCGCATGACCTGACGCCGACGCGTCGGGTGCCCCAGGGCGAGGCCATGCGCTGTGGGGCGGAGGGCCAGGCTCATGACGCCCTCACAACATCACCATCGTTAAGCAGAGTCACGCTCTCAGGCTCATCGTCAAAGTTCTCGTCGATAACCTTCATGTGGGCCTTCCAGATGCGGATAGCTTCTACGATGTCCGACGCCTCAACGACGTCGGGATCGCCAGCGAGCTGCACAAGGTAGACGCTCATCGTCCTAGCCCCACGGTCAACTGCACGTCACGCGGCTCCGGCAGCTCGCCCTGGAGCGCCAGCAGCGCGGCGCCACGCGAGAGGTAGTCGAAGTGCACGTCGTCGCCGGAGAGCCAATAACGGAAGCCCGTTAGGCCCTCGATGACGTCATGGCGCGACGGGCGGGTGTAGGCAAGGCCCAGATAAAGCGCGTAGGCCAGGGGCGTTGAGTGCAGATGCTCCCAACGGCTCAAGAACGGCGTGAGCGCGATGATCTCTTCCTTGGTCTTGCGCGCGTTGCGTTCGGCGGCAGCGAGTACCATCTCGGCGACAGAAGCGTCCAAGAAAACGGCTGGGGAGGTCACGCTGTCACCTCACCACGGGCCTCGGCGATGGCTAAACAACCAGCCGCGTAAGCGCCAGGAATGTCTTGAGCAACTGGATCAGCATCGATGTGTGCGCGGCCACTTGCGCTATACAGCCATGGAGTTAGGGCCAACGTGAGAGCCTCCAGCGCCTCCAGCAACTGCTCGTTGACCTGCTTCAGCCGTGGTGCGTCGGCCATGAGGCGGGCATTAGCTCTGTCTTCCTCATACGCCCGCAAGGGGTCTAGGGCACGCGACATCAAATAAGCAAGGGGGTAACCCTCATCTTCCGTAAAGATGCCCCATACTTCGGAGTTCTCAAGCTCTAGGTCAGCCATCCACGGTCCTGGCGTGTGCTTGCCTACCTTGGTCTCTTGCGTCATGCTGTCCTCGCTTGCCGGTCCGTATTCCCGGCTGGCTCATGCGCCCCGCCGTTAAGGGACGGCGGGGCGCTTCTTATTCCTTCAGTTCGATGAGGGCTGCGAGCAGCTCTAGTGGTTTCTCCCAGGCGGCGGCCCTGGCGGTGGCGGTGGCGGTGGCGGTGGTGTCACTGGCGGCGGCACTGGCGTCACTGGCGGCGGCCCTGGCGGCGGCACTGGCGGCGGCCCAGGCGGCGGCACTGGCGGCGGCCCAGGCGGCGTCACTGGCGGCGGCCCTGGCGGCGGCACTGGCGTCACTGGCGGCGGCACTGGCGTCACTGGCGGCGGCCCTGGCGGCGGCCCTGGCGGCGGCACTGGCGGCGGCCCTGGCGGCGGCCCTGGCGGCGGCCCTGGCGGCGGCCCTGGCGGCGGCCCTGGCGGCGGCACTGGCGTCACTGGCGGCGGCCCTGGCGGCGGCCCAGGCGGCACTGGCGGCGGCCCAGGCGGCACTGGCGGCACTGGCGGCGGCCCTGGCGGCACTGGCGGCACTGGCGGCGGCAGGGCTCGTTATTGGATCAAGTCCCGACAACTTGTCCGCCCACTCTTCCAACCCAGCGCTGCGTAGGGCTGCTACGGCAAAGACTCGTACGGCGTAGTCGGCACAGAGCAAAGCCCGTTTCTCTGCTGGACATCCGTTCCGAGTAGCAGCGAGCAATGGAATGAACGGACGCAAACGCCAGCGCTGCTCATCTGGCATCGCGTCATTCAGCGCACGGGCATAAGAGGCCACCACGGGATCGGTGCATTCTGGCGAGTCAGAGAAGGGCAACCCAGCAAAGATACTCACCCACTCCATGACACAGGCGCCGTCTTCCGGCGATGAATGGGAGCCGTGTTTGATCTCGATTGTTTCAACGTTCAACGTTGTCATGAGCCTGCCTCTCTGCTTATTGCGCCTGCTACTCAGGCAGTCGCCCGATGCGGCTGCGGCAGCTCTTCCCGATAGATGTTCCAATCGCGCGGCGCGTCGATGCCCAGCTTCACTTGAGGCCATCGCCCTACCTGCTGCGTGATGTTCGCAATGAAGATGCGAATGCGTTGCCCGTCTGGTGTGCAGACGATGACACCCTGATCGATCTGGCGAGTCACGATGAGAGCCACGCCCTACGCCTCCCTCGCGCACCAGCGCTGGAGGCGCTCGGCGGTCACGGCAGCGCTCCCATGCTGGTGTCGCGCGGATCACCGTGTATGGGACAGAGCGGACCGCAGTCTTGGTGCTTTGGCTCATCGTCATCGCCGAAGCCTCCATCGAACAGCCACTCCCGCAGCACTTCCTCTACGCAGCCCCGATGCGCCCTGCCCGTAGGCCAGCGCTCGCCCTCCGACAGCCAACCGCCACAGATTTCGCAGCAGTCGGGGTCGGCACGCGAGGCCAGGTAGTCGGCGTAGGCAATCTCTGCCTGAATGTCGCTGGTCATCCCAATCAACGCCGTTCTCCTGACTCATTTCCGTCTTTGTCTTTCAGGCTCATCACCGCGTTCGTTAAAGCCTTGCAAGCCCTCAATGCCTGGCGCATTAATGGGGGTATCGGCCCTTTGTGATACTCATAGGACCAGCGGTGAACATAGACACTCTTGGCGTTGGTGCTATCCGGCGAGAACTGACGATAGCCGTCCTTGCGGTTGCCCTTACCGAACAGCCAGCAGGGGCCAAGGGTCGGTGCGTACTTGGAGAGACCGCCGTAAGAGATCAGTTTCAGAAAGCGCTCGTAGGCAGGAGTGACGGGCTTCGTCATTCATCTCGGCCAGCCCCTCTGGTTTACTTAACATCTTCAATGACGAAGATGCTCACGTGCTTACAGACGTGGGGGAGGGGGAGGACTACTCGACGTAACGATATAAGCGTCAAGTAGTGGGGCTGGCTTGACCTCCTTCCTTCTGAGTTCTCTGTACGTCCCACTTGGCCGTCTTGCAGCGTGGACAGATGCGCACGTCAGACTGGCGCGGAGCCCATGTGTGGCCGCACTTCTGGCAGGTGAGGGTTTGAACGATGACGATTGCCATGCCCATATCTTACCTATGAGCATACGCGTGTCAATAGGGACTTCCTGCCAACATCCTGACAGTTTGCGGAAACTACATGCGGCGGTTCACGGTGCCCTGATCTCTGCCGTCAGAGCGCCGTCCTCGCTGACGATCTCCAGCGGCCACTCGGCGCCCTCGGGTATCTCGACCGTGCCGGAACCGGCGAAGCGGATCAGGTAGCCAGCCGACGTCCTGACCACCTGAGACACTCGCACTCCTGTAGGCGGCGGTGGCAAGCCGGGGTCGAGGTAGGGCGTCCAGTCGAAGCCGGCCAACTGTCCAGGGCAAGCCGTTGCCGTACCCCACTCAGAATGCCCCTTGATAGGGTGTGCGCCCCACGACTGCCGAACGTACTTGATGAAGTTGGCTCCTGCTATCAGCATCGCCCCTGGCGGCAAGACATTTGAGAAGTCGCCGTTGAATGCCAGCCCGTGCAGCAGATGGTTCATGTTCGCTACGTGTGCACGACGGGCCGTCGGGTCACCGCAGAGGTAGGCGCGGCCGGAAGCGAAGGCGATGCCGTGGTAGGCGAAGCCGCCCCAGCCTAGCGACTTATGGTAGGCATCGATGGCCTCAATGTGGGCAATCTCTCGCTCCATCGTGGAGTCGAAGGCGAGGCTTTCACCAAGAGCCAGAGCTACAGCAGCTAGACTAATCTCTCCCCCGGATTCAACCAGCGCCGTCACGGTATGGTGGCTGGCAATTCCCTCGACGACGCCCATCGGCCCGTTGCCGGCGGGGTTACTTACCCACGGTCGCGCGTCCCAGATGCCAGGCGCTATCTCGACGGGCTCCGGCTCCGGTTCGGGCGGCGGTGGGGGTGGCGGTGGCGGCTCGACCACAGGCGTGAGCAGGTTCCTGAAGAAGGTCACCGTGGCGTCAGTAGCGGTGT